AACGCTTTTAGTAGTTTCTATTGCATATACAGTTCTAAAGATTATTAACATAAAAAAGAAGAGTGAGTAAATACTTTAAAGAAATAGAGTACAAAATGGATGCTGACTTTCTTGCTAAATTAGATAAAGCAAGGGAGTTGGCTAATATACCTTTTACAATTAATTCTGCTTACAGAAATGCAGACCAAAATGCAAGAGTAGGTGGTAAACCTAATTCAAGCCATTTAAAAGGACTTGCGGTTGATATAAGGGCAAATGATAGCAGTACAAGATATATTGTCTTAAACGCTCTTATAAGTGTTGGATTTAATAGAATAGGTGTTGCAAGTTCATTCATCCACGTTGATGATGACAAAGAAAAAGCGAGTAATGTAATTTGGACTTATTAGTATAAAAAAATTAATTCTCTTTACAAAAGGGATTTAATATGATAAGAAATCAAGATTATATTAACTAATAGTTATAACCAAAAGTGATTATGGAAATAAACTTAATTTTATTAGTACCTAACGCAATGATGTTGGGATGGCAGTATCACGAACCAGAGAAAGGATTTGAATATTCAGAACTTAATCTGTTTTTATTCTTTGGTCAGATACAAGTACGATGGGAGTAATTACTCTCGTTAATCGAACAAGGGTAAATAACTAAACTTATACAGATGAAAAAGATACTAAATTGGTTTACTGGTGGTGTAATTAAAGAAATAGGTAATGCAATAGATAAACTATTTACTACCGAAGAAGAACGCTTAAAAGCCAAGAATGAGATATTCAAGGTACTACAAGAACAACAATTAGAATTACAGAAACTACAAACAGAAATAATTGTTACAGAAGCAAATGGTAATTGGTTACAGAGAAGTTGGAGACCAATACTTATGTTAGCATTTGGTTTTATAGTGATCTACGTTAAATTTATTGCACCTTTATTTAACTTACCTATTCCTCCTTTAGAGAATGAGTTTTGGAACTTATTACAGTTAGGTATCGGTGGATATGTAGTTGGTAGGAGTGTTGAAAAAGTAGCAGGAAACATCACAATAAAGAAATAGAAAGTTTTTCTTTCAATAGTTAGATAAATTATATACCTTTGAAATTTAGTTATACTACTAATAAGTATAAAAAAAGCCCATCATAAATGGGCTTCTATATAAGTAAAAGTATATAAAGGTATAAATATAAGATATATGAACTCTATTCAATTAAAAAAAACCGACAAAAAAGATTATTACAGATTATTTTTAAATGGTGTTGATGTAACTGGTGAGCAGGAACGTAGTGTGTTCAGACATATTATTGAAGTTGTAGATAACGGAATAGGTCATTAATGCCACGTAAAGCAAGTAGAAAAACAATAGTTAAAAAGTTAGATGCAATCTTTAGTATTTACATACGTAGAAGATATGCTAAAAATAACATAGCTGAATGTGTTACTTGTGGTAAACAAGATCATTGGAAGAACTTACAAGCAGGACACTTTATGAGTAGGAAACATTATTCTACTCGATGGGATGAAGATAACGTAGAGGTTCAATGTATGGGTTGTAACGTTTACAGATACGGAGAACAATATCTATTCGCTAAGTATTTAGGAGAAGAAAAATCAAATGAATTGCTTATTAAAAGCAGACAAATACAAAAATTTACAGACATAGAATTATTAGAACTGATCGAGTTTTATAAACATAAAGTTGATAACTTATAGATTTTATATAAAATATTATAGTTATATTTGACTGTCATTAAGGATTTACCTTTCTCAATTTTGTCTTTTTAAAAAGAGTTACTTTAATTAGTAGCTCTTTTTTTTTTGTATATAATTAAAATACTTAACATAAAGTGTTAATAATAAATATTTTTTTAGTATATTTACATATCGGAATAGGAAATAACCTAAACCATAAAAGACAAGTATTATGACATTATTAGAAAGATTAAAACCACAGTACAGAGATTTAATAGACCAAAGATTCTTTAAGTTCCCAACACTTATAGGAAATCTTTATGATCATTTAGAAGACGAAGAATATATACATAATTTAAAATATGGTGTTTGGTTAGATATTCAATCATATACTAACGCAAACAGTCCTTATGATATATTTGAAGAGATATAATATGACAGTCAATAATGAAGCTTGGGAAAAGCTAAAGAAACAAATAGAATATCATTTAAAGGAAGATAGTAATTTAACTGATATAAGAATCAACTACCAAGTTAGAATACCAAACAGAGGTACAAGAAATTATTTAGGATTAAACGTAACAATAAACGAATGATTATGATAGCAGATTTAATAATATTAGGAGGTATGATTATTTTATCATTTTTTTTCGGATACGTTAAAGGTTCAGAGTTCACGGAAGATAGGATCAGAACTAAATTTCGTATAAAGGAGAATTATTCTTACAATGATTTTATGGATGTAATTGATGACAATTAAGATTTTTTTTATATATTTGAAAGACAATAAGTTATGACGCATACAGAAGATATTAAAAGAGTAACAATTATGACAGAAGATTATCAAGACTATTTACATAATAGGATAGAAGCATTAGAAAACAGAGTAGCTTTTTTAGAAGCACAGTTAGAAGTAAGTAAACAAGTAAATTTTAATAGAATAGACAGATGAACAAAGACAAATTAATTGAGTTGTACAAGAAGTACGGATTAACAAAGAATGATGTATTTAAGCATCAACACTATGTGATTATCACAAGGCAAGGTATTGACAAGATACAAGCAGTAGAGCAAATGAATGTTACTTATGAAGTAATAAGGTGTGAGCCTAACTTTGCAGTGCTAAAAGCAATCGCAGAAAAAGATGGTAAGAAAATAGAAACATTCGGATCAGCATTAAAGGGAGAGGGTTACAAGGATGGTAACACAAATTCTTGGTATGTTCCAGAGATGGCAGAGAAAAGAGCAATGAGTAGAGCAGTTCTTAAATTAACTGGATTCTACGAGTTAGGAGTGTTTGGAGAAGATGAATCAGAATCATTTAAAAAATAGTATATTAACCTAAATTAAAATAGAATTATTATGAGTGCAATTATTAATTACAGTTTAAGAGTAGACAAATTACCAAAGGAGAAATTTATCGCAGGTAAAGATGGTGCAGTTTATGTAAACCTAACAATGTCTTTAAACGATGAAACAAGATTTGGAAACAACGCATCAATCTATATTTCACAAACTAAAGAAGAAAACGAATCTAAAAAACCAAGAACCTACATAGGTAATGGAAAGGTAGTTTGGAACAACGGAAGTATTGTAAATGCTGAAAAAGAAGTTAAAGAAGCATTACAAGAAGAAGTAGAATCTGATCTACCATTTTAAATTACAAAGGGGAGTTTTTATAACTCCCTTTTTTTTTATATATTAGATAAAAATTAATGACACAAAATAATATAAATGACAGAACACGAGACCATAGAAAACAACTATATGAAATTGATCGCAGAAGATTGCGAAGTATTTACAGATGAAGTTTTAGACTATCCACCAGTAGCTATAAGCTTAGGAGAAAAAACAATAATGACAAGAGCAGGGCAAATTAAAGTACCGATACCGATAGGAACGTATGGAAACTTTAGTTTTGTTCAAGCAGGAAGTAAGGTTGGTAAAAGTTTTTTTATGTCTTTATTAGCAGGTGTGTATTTAAGTGGTCAAAATATCTATGGTGGAAATTTAAAAGGACATAGAGAGGGTAGATGTTTAATACACTTCGATACAGAGATGGGTTTATGGCACGCACAAAAAGTATTTCAACGAGTAGAGGATATGGCAGGAGATATAGATTTAGGGTGTTACAAGAAATATGCTTTAAGACAACTTGGGTATAGGGATATGCTTAAATTTATAGAATACATTTTAGAAGAAAATGATCCAAACAATGGTCTTGTAGTGATAGATGGTATTGCTGATCTAGTTAGAGAAGTAAACGACATACAAGATGGTAACGAATGTGTAAGAAAGATAATGCAACTATCAGCAAAATACAACTGTCATATAGTAACTGTGATACATAGTAACTATGGTGGAAATAAGGCGACTGGTCATTTAGGATCAACGTTATATAAAAAGTGTGAAACGGCTATATGCTTAGAAAAAAGCACAACTCATAAAGAAAGAGTTGATGTAAGTTGTAAATTAAGCAGAGGGTACTCATTTGATACTTTTAGTTTCGAAAGAAATCAATACGGATTACCTTATGTAGTTGGAGAGCTTTACGATCCATTAAAAGACTTTGTATTTAAACAACCAAAAAATAAACAGATACCTTTTTAAATGTGTAAATTAATTAAAAAAACAGCAGAGAAGCATCAAACGTGGATTAACATAGTAAACTCTTTTGGATGTCCGAAATACATTTCAGAAGATATTGTGCAAGAGATGTATGTTTATTTAATTAGATATGAAAAAGAGGGTAAGAATATTTGGTATGAAGATGGCGAAGTAAATTATTATTATATATTCAAACAGTTAAGAGGTATTTATGTTTCTTTTTTAAGAGCAAACAGTAAAATAACAAAAGTTAGTTTAGATGAAATAGATAAAGAATTTGAAGAAATTGATCCGAAAGAATATGAAGAACAGTATGAGCAGTTTTTAAATAGTTATTTAAGAGCAGTAGATGATGTTTATTGGTATGACAAGAAAGTATTTGAATTAATAGCAAGAGGGAAGAGTGTAGCTGAATTAAGTAGAGATACGAAGATAGGTTACTATTCGCTTTATAATACATACAACAAAGTAAAGAATAAACTTAAAGATGATTTATTATGAAACTCGGAAACTTTATCGAACTGATCACTACTTATACTGGTATCAAATGGATTGTTAAAAAAATAACTAAAGCACTTGGTTATGAATCGTGTGGTTGTGAAGATCGCAGAGATAATTTAAACGACATTGAATTATGGTAACTATGAATGCAGAGGACAAAATTATTTGGGTAGATTTTAAGGCAAATGTAACAAGTAGATTAACTCCAGATTATAGGAAAATCTTATGTACATTACACGCAAAATATTTTAATCACAAATATAGTGAGCCCTGCACTTGTAACGGAAGAATTTACAAGATGTGGATAGCTGACATTGATAGAATCTATGATAAGCAAAATTCATAAGTTAGAACAAACAGTAGTGCAATTATTAAATCTTGATGGGTGGCAACTGAAATGGACTGGGGAGGGTTCTCAAAGTTGGGATGCCGAGGGATTAACCCCTAAAGGAAAAGAATGTGTTATAGAGATGAAGTTTAGAAATAAACACTATGATACAAAGATGCTTGAAAAGTTTAAATACGATAAACTGATTAGTACTGGAAAAGTAGCTTTATATTTTGTAAATGATCCTAAAGCAAACTATTTGTTTTGGTTGAATGATATTGAGTTACCAAAGGCAGTAAATAAGTATTGCCCAGATACTACAATGTGGAATAATAAAAAAGTTTTGAAACCCTGCTATTTAATTGAAGAAAATAAAGCAGTAATGATAAACAAAAATAATTAACAAAAATTGTTCATATAATAGATTTTTTCGTATATTTGTAAGGTAGGGAGGAAATAACCTCAATACTAAAGACAGATAATATGAAAACACTAATCACAGACATTACAGTATCAAACAAAACAGTATGGATAACTTACCGAAATAGTAGAGGTAAAACTTATAATGGATTTACTCCTTATGATACTGTTAAAGAAGCAATAGATAAAGCAAATTCATTAATGAAATATAATATATTTGATAATGATTTTTATACTAACAGTAAAACTACACTTGTAATAGAATAAAAAATAATATGAAAACAATTAAAAGAATCATTAAGCAAGTAAAAGAAAACAAGAACCTAAAACCTTACAAGGTTGTTAGATTATCAACTGGGGTTATCTGTGAGCATTACAGTAATGGTAACGTAAAAGTATTATAGTTATGGGAATATTAATTACAATATTAATAATAATAGTAATAAAAATAATAGTTACGATCAAAGATAACTAATTATGAGAGGAACACAACCACACTACGAGAACGGAAAAGATTACGACATCATAGATGTTATAAGAGATTATGATCTAAACTTTTGCAGAGGAAATATAATTAAGTATATTGCAAGAGCAGGAAAGAAGCAAGATGAATTACTTGATTTGATTAAAGCACAAGATTATTTAAATAGAGAAATAGAATTATTAAGAAGTAAAAAAGACAAATAAAATGACACAATTAGATTACGATTTAGATGAGTACTTAGATGACAGAGAACACGAATGCACAGAGTGTGGTACACCGATAGAAAGCGAAGGGGTTTGCAGTAGAGATTGTTTTAATGCATCTATGTTATGATTTTACTTGTAGACGCAGATAGTTTAATATTCGCAAGTTGTTATCGTAAAAGAGATTTGCCGAGTGATAACCCATATCACGAAGATATTAAATACGCATCATCAAAGTTCGATGAATCATTAATGAGGATAGTAAATGATTTAGAAGAACATTATGAGATAGATAAGGTAATTATATTTAGTGGATCAAAAGGAAACTTTAGAAAGCTAATAACAAGAAAGTATAAAGCCAATAGAAAGAAACAAAAGTTACCACCATTATTAAATGATATGCACCAGTGGGTTAAGGATAATCACAACTCTGTTTATGGGTATGGTATAGAAACTGATGATATGGTTGCAAGATATTGGTATGATCTATCTAATCAGTTCGGAAGAGATGAGGTTATGATAGTTTCAATAGACAAGGATTACAAACAGTTCCCTTGTTTAATGTACAACTACCATTATAAACATAGAGTTGTTTATGATATTACAGAAGAAGAAGCAATGTATAATTTCTACGAGCAAATGATTATAGGAGATACTGCTGACAATGTAAATTACTTTAAAGGTAAAGGTAGGGCTTTCGCTAAAAAGTATCTAGCTGATTGCAATACGCATTATCAATATACTAAAAAGTTATATGAATTATTTAAACAAGTACATAAAGGAAAAGCAAAACAAAGGTACATAGAGTGCTACAATTTATTAAAATTAAGAACCAATTAAAGACAGACAAAATGAAAGAATTTAAAATTAGTGAGATCAAAGAATTATTAAAAGAAAAAAACCTATTAGAATTTAATAGAGAAATCAGTCAAAGGCACACCAATTCTATAATGGAAAGTGTTAATCAGTGTGGGATATTAAGGCTACCTATAATAGGGGACATATCTAAATTTGATAAAAGAAATTATGTTATTGTAGATGGTCAGCATTTATGTAATGCTTTAGCAAGTGATCCTACTAAACATAAGAAAGTTAATTGTATTGTAAAAAAATATAATACCAAAGCAGAAGTTATTAAAGATGTATCTAAACTTAATAATGTACAGAAAACGTGGAATGATGAAAATTATTTAAACGCTTGGTATAAATTCGGTAAAGATAATATTGAACACTTTAGTAATTATGCTTACCTATGGAATACATATAATAATATATTTGATGGGCTACCTTGTGGGTTTTTAGTAGATTTATATTCTACAAATAAAGAATCATTCAGAGAAGGTTGTTTAGAGTTTAGAGATTTAAAGTTCAGTGATAGGCTTGCACAAATTTCTTATATCTTAAAACAAGATTATTGTAAAGGAGCATTTACATTACAAGGCTTAAGAAACTGGGCTTTTAATAGAAAGTATAAAGAGTTAAAAGATATTGATTTTGTTAAATTAGAATCAAGATTAAAATTATCAATTAAAAATAACGAAGATAAAAACTGTAACGGAAGAGAAGATTTTGCAGAATTTATAGATAGAATTTACAAAAGACTATAATATATGAATGATATAAAAATGATGGAATCTATAAAGGATTACGTAAATAACCTTTATAATTTAGACATAGAGAAAGATACAAGGAAAAGAGAGTATGTAGATGCAAGGGCTTTCTACTATAAACTATGCAGGGACTTAACTAAATGTAGTTTAACCCATATAGGTAAATCAGTAGGTAGAGATCATTGTGGAGTCTTACACGCTTTAAAACATATAACACATTACTTAGATACAGATGAAATAGATAAGGCTTATTTACATTTTGGAAAGGTAGAGAACTTACCTAAAGAATCTTATTCATACTTACAATATAGAAATAATAAGTTATCTAATGATTTAAAAAAGAAAGAATCAATATTAAGATTACTACCACAATTAGAAACCATTTACAATAACTTAAATGAATTAACAGATGATCAGAGAAGAACTGTTAATAGGAGAAACGAAATGCAGTTTAATACTATTGCAAGGTGTCTAACAAGAGTAGAAGAAATAATAGAAACAGAAGCAGAATAAAAAAATAAACAATTAACTATATATAAATATGCAAGTAGTAAACATTCAAGAGGTTAAGCCTAACAAAAACAATCCAAGGATTATAAAAGATTATAGGTATAAAAAACTATTAAAGTCTATTAAGGAGTTTCCAGAGATGCTCAAATTAAGACCGATCGTAGTTAATAATAATATGGTTGTGCTTGGCGGTAATATGCGTTTGAAAGCTTGCAAGGAAGCAGGACTGAAAGAGGTTTGGATTTTAAAAGCTGACGATCTAACAGAAGAGCAACAAAAAGAATTTATTATAAAAGACAATGTAGGTTTTGGAGAGTGGGAATATGATATGTTAGGAAACGAATGGGATCTTGATGAGTTAGATGATTGGGGATTATTAATCCCATCTTTCAATGAAGATATTAATTACGATCCAATACTTACACCATCTTTTGATGGAAAGCAATTAACCGAAGAACAATACGAAAAGAAGAAACAAGAGTTAGAAACAAAAAACTTAGATTCTAATAAAAGTTTTATATCTTGCCTATGCCCAAAATGTTTTCACGAGTTTGAAGTTGAAAAGAAATGATGAAGTCTCAAGTCATAATGACTTTATGGAAAACTAAATTCACTTTTGCTAAAACAATGAAAAGCATTCCTCACGAATGGACTTGTAAGAATGACTGGAACAATAAAGAAGCTTTCGAGAAAATTGTTATGTTTATAAGAGAGAATGGGGTTAAAGAAAAGTTTTACAATAAAGAGTATATTTATTTCTATGCAAACAAATATAAGTACTGGACTATGGGTAATCCCTTAGAAAAAACTATTATAATCAATAGAGCAAAAGCAGAATGAAAATAACGGCTACCTATAACATCAAAGATCATTGTAAAGAACTTATGGTTCAAGCAAAGAAAGATGGAATACTGTTTGCTAAAAATATATTATTTTTTATTCTTTCTAATGAATCAGAGCCTTATGCTTTTGTTGGTTTAAAGTTATATGAAAATTCTGCAATGATGAAATGTGCTTATGTTTCTAAAAAATACAGAGGAAATAATCTTTTAATAAAACTTATTAATTTAAGACTAAAATGGATTAAAGATAATAAGCCTAAGATTAAAAAAGTATATGCAAGTTGTACTAAAATGTCTATTAACTCTCATTTAAAATGTGGTGCACAGGTTGTAAAAAAATATAATAATGGAATCACAAAAATAAAATATGAAATATTATAGTAACAAAAATGTTTACGAAAAAGCAATAGAAAGAATTGAATACTTATTTAATGAATTCGAAGAAGTAATTGTAGGATTCTCTGGTGGTAAGGATAGCACTGTAACATTACATTTATGTTTAGAGGTTGCCGAGAAACTAAACAGATTACCTTTAAAGGTTTGCTTTATAGATCAAGAAGCAGAATGGCAAGGGACTATTGACTATGTAGATAAGGTAATGAGAAGAGATGATGTAGAGCCTTTATGGTTTCAAATGCCTATTGTGATTACAAACAACGCATCTACAACCGAGAGGTATTCTTATTGTTGGGATGAAAATAAAAAAGATCAATGGTTGCATCAGAAATCAGATATAAGTATAAAAGAAAATAGATATAACGAAAATAGGTTTCACGATTTATTTAAGGCTATTTTAAAGGTAGATTTTAAAGATAAAAAAACTTGCTACCTTGCAGGAGTTAGAACACAAGAAGCTCCTAAGAGATTAATGTCTTTAACCTCTGGACTAACGTACAAGGATATTACTTATGGAAAACAACTTACAAAAGATTTAGGACATTACACTTTTTATCCGATCTATGATTGGGAGATTAAAGATGTATGGAAATACATTAATGATAATAATATAGAGTACTGTAAGATATATGATGAGATGTATAAGCACGGAGTTAATTTAAATGATATGAGAATATCAAACCTACATCACGAAACATCAATACAAGCTTTATTGTTAGTGCAAGAAATAGAACCGAAAACGTGGAATAAAATTAGTGATCGTGTTGCAGGAAGTAATACTATTAAGCACCTAAAAGGAGATGCCTTTAAATGCCCAAAAGAATTACCTTATATGTTTAAGGACTGGAAAGAGTATGCTGATTACCTTGCTGAAAACTTAATAGATAAAGATATTTATAAGGAGCAACTTAAAAAGAAAATCAGTAAGCTTGAAAAGTTTATGATCAATGATTTAATTATAACAGATACATACAAGACTGTTATAAAAACTATCTTGTCAAGTGATTGGGATTTTACTAAAATGATAAACTTTACAACGAACCCATACTTTCAAGCAGTAAAACATTATGTCAATGGAACATTTACAAAAGATAACATAGAAGTAAATAGAAAATATAATAAATACATTAAAGGATTAATATGATAGCAGAATTTAAAAAATACGTTTTAGATAATAAATTTAACGAGATAGAAACAATTAAGTTTTTTGAAGAAATAAAAGAATTAATACACGAGTATTCTCCTTTAAAAACTCAACCAGTAAACAGAATTAAATGGGTTGAAATAGAAAAGGTAAGCCCTAACGATTATAACCCTAACAGTGTTGCTAAAAAAGAAATGGGTTTACTGTACACCTCTATATTACACGATGGTTATACACAGCCAGTCGTTACGATCTATGACGATGTAAAAGATAAGTATATTATTATAGATGGCTTCCATAGATACTTTACTTGTAAATCAAACAAAGACATATTAGATAGAAACAAAGGTATGTTGCCTATCGTAGTACTGGATAAAAGTATTAATGATAGGATGGCAAGTACTGTAAGGCATAACAGAGCAAGAGGTATGCACAGTGTAACTGGTATGTCATCAATGGTTTTTAGTATGCTTAAAAATGGTTGGAGTGATGTCGATATATGTAATGAGTTAGGTATGTCAGCAGAGGAACTGATCAAGCTAAAACACTTAACTGGTTTCTCTAAATTATTTGAAGATGCAGAGTACAGTAAGGCTTGGGAAACAAAAAATCAACTACTACTTAAAAAGAAATATCAAGAAGAAAATGAACAAAACTGAACAACATAAAAAAGCAGTACTAGAAGCACTTGAAAAGTCTTTGGGTGTTGTAACAACTGCTTGTAAAAAAGTAGGCATAGGCAGAACACAATTTTACAACTGGTTAAAAGATGATGAGGTCTTTGCAAAGCAGGTAAAGGATATTGAGAACATAGCTTTAGATTTTGTAGAGAGTAAACTGTTTGAGAATATAAGGGATGGAAAAACATCTGAAACTATATTCTATTTAAAAACAAAAGGAAAGAACAGAGGTTATGTTGAACGACAAGAGATAACTGGAATAGGTGGCCTTCCACCAAAAATAGAAATAGAGATTATTGAAAGTAAAGACTAACGTAGTATTTAAACATCTCTTACGATCAGATAAGAAGATCACAATAGAGCAGGGTGGAACAAGGTCTGGAAAGACTTACAACATCTTGCTTTATATTATATTTAAGTATTGTCTTGACAACACAAAAAAGACTATTACTATATGTAGAAAAACATTTCCTGCCGTAAGGGGTTCTGTTATGCGTGATTTCTTAGACATTTTAAAGATACACGGAATATACTCGGAGGTGCATCACAACAAATCATCACACGAATATAACTTAAACGGAAATAGGATTGAGTTCATATCTTTAGATCAACCACAAAAGGTAAGAGGTAGAAAAAGAAATCTACTATTTATTAATGAGGCAAACGAATTAAACTTCGAGGACTGGCAACAGTTAATATTTAGAACTGATGAAAAGATTATTATTGACTTTAATCCATCAGATGAATATCACTGGATATATGACAGAGTAATACCAAGAGAAGATGCCGACTTCTATATAACTACTTATCTCGATAATAGCTTTCTTAATGATAGTATTAAAGAAGAGATAGAACGATTAAAAGATACTGATGAAACATACTGGCAGATATATGGTTTAGGTTTAAAGGGTATCTCTAAAGCTACTATATTTAATATAACAGAAACTAATGTTATTCCAGAGGATGCAGAGTTTGTAAGTTATGGTGCTGATGCAGGATATACAAATGACCCAACAGTTCTTGTTAGCGTTTACAAGAAAGGATTAAACCTCTACATAAAAGAACATATATACCAAACACAAATGACTACCTATGACATTGCAAATAAGTGGAGACAGATGGGTATTCAAAGAGAGCCTATATATTTTGATAGTGCAGAGCCGAGGTTAATCGAGGAGTTAAAAAGGATGGGGTTTAACGTAAGACCAAGTTTAAAAGGTAGCGACAGTATCAACGCAGGAATTGATCTCTTAAAACGCTTTAAATTATATGTACACAAAGACAGTCATAATTGCATACAAGAGTTTAGAAACTACAAATGGCAAGAGGATCGTAACGGAAAGCTTTTAAACAAGCCAGTTGATAATAACGATCATACAATAGATTCGGTTAGATATGCAACTTATTCTGTACTGAGTAAACCAAAGTTTGGAAGATATACTATTCAGTAAAAAATAATTTAAAAATAATTAACATAAAGTGTTAATAATAACTATATATTCCGTATCTTTACAGAGTAGAAAGGGACTAACCTATCTCGTTAAAAGACAAATATTATGACAACAGTAAAGAAAGAAGTTAAAAGAAAAAAGTATATGTTTACCTTTGAAGAGGGAGGATGGAATACAGTATACGCTAAAACAAAAAGAGGAGCAATTAAAGAAGCTATTAAAGAATGGAAAGATTATGATGATCTTAATCCACGTATAGATTCAGTTCACTTAGCAACAGAGGAAGGAGAATTTGTAGCAATGAGTAATTTTTGGTAAGATGATAACAAGACAAATTTTAGAGTTTATACACGAGGAATTAGAATTAGATATTTACAGAGATGAGGTTAGGGAGATTATAAGTAAATTAAATTCAGAGAATGATTTTACAGTTGATATTGATTGTGGAGAATATAGGTTTATACACGAAGATGTTATTTGGGACATTTACGTAGAAGAAATTAAAATGATCACAGAAGATTGTTATGATATTAAAGCACCACACTGGTTAGCTATTGATTGGGAAGAGACTGCAAGGAATTGTTTTGTAGATGGGTATGGTCATACATTTTCTCATTATGATGGGATTGAACAAGAATGTGTATTCGGAGAAGAAAATTATTATATATTTAAAACAAATTTATCAAGATGGAAGACTGGAAGGACATACTCTATGAAAAAATAAAAGACAACGACAACTATAATGCCTTTACAGAGATGTAAGGGTTTTTTTATTTATAGTAATAAAATATTTAAAAACTAACTATATACTAATATGAAAGTTGAATTAATAGTACCTAATAACTTAAACGAGGTTACACTTGGTCAATACCAAGAGTATATAAAGCTAAAGGATTTATCAGAAACAGAACTGTCTTTAAGGATGGTTCAGATATTTTGTAAGCTAAATTCTGAACAAGTAAGATACTTAAAAGCTACTGATGTACGATCAATAGTAAATGTAATATCTAAAATGTTTGATAGTAAACCTAGCTTAATAAATACGTTTACAATAGATAAAGTTGAGTATGGTTTTATACCTAACCTTGATGAAATGAGTTTTGGGGAGTATATAGATTTAGATACTTACATAGGGGACTGGGACAACATAGAGAGGGCTATGGGTGTACTTTACAGACCGATAGAGATTAGAAAGGGTAATAGATATCATATAAAAGAATATGAAGCAGGAGATACAGAGCATTTAAAAGCAATGCCATTAGATGCAGTATTGGGTTCTATACTTTTTTTTTACCATTTAGGGAACGACTTGTGCAAAACTATGATGAACTCTTTGGAGGGTACAGAGATAACGGACTTACAAGCACATCTCAATTCGGAAGCAAATGGGGTTGGTACTCAAGCATTTATGCTCTCGCTCAATCAGATATTAGACGATTTGAAGATATTACCAAACTAAAGATGCACGAATGTTTAATGTTCTTGACATTTGAAAAAGAGAAAAACGAATTAGAAGCAAAACAAATTAAAAAGAAATTTTAGATGCAAGGGATTAGAGGATTTTACCAACTTACTGAAACAATAAAGGATCAGCTACTTAATGATGTAAACGTTAATACAGTAACAACTGGGGATATAACAGAAATAGATTTATCTAAACAAAATATATTTCCTTTATCACATATTATTGTAAACAATGTAATTACAGAAGAACAATACCTTTCTTTTAACCTTACTGTTATGTCTATGGATATTGTAGATGAAAGCAAAGAGCCTACAACAGATATATTTAGAGGTAACGATAACGAGCAAGATGTTTTAAATACTCAATTAGCAGTACTTAACAGATTAACAATGTTATTAAGAAAAGGAAACTTACATAGTGATTTATATCAATTAGATGGATCACCGAGTTGTGAACCATTTTACGAGAGGTTTGAAAATAAATTGTCTGGTTGGGCTTGTACCTTTGATGTATTTATTCAAAACGATATTAATATATGCAGTTAAAAGAAACACAGAACGCTTTAAATACTTTTGCTAAATATGTTATACAACAGTCAAGAACTAATTTAACTAAAGGTAAAAAGAATACTTCTAAGAAGCTTTATAATAGTTTAGATTCTGATCTAAAGGTTTCTGAAAATAGTTTTGAGCTGAGTTTCTTAATGGAAGAATACGGAGTGTTTCAAGACAAGGGTGTAAGTGGTACAGAAAAGAAATACAATACTCCTTTTAAATACACAAATAAAAAACCTCCTGCAAGTGCATTTAGTAAATGGGTTATAAGAAAAGGATTAAAAGGGACAAGAGATAAAAAAGGTAGGTTTGTAAGTAGAAAGGGTTTACAGTTTGCAATAGCAAATAGTATTTATAAAAAAGGTATTAAACCGAGTATGTTTTTTACTAAACCATTTGAGAAAGCATTTAGTAATTTGAGTAAGGATCTTATTGAAGCATATAAATTAGATGTAGAGCAATTAATAAAAACAACAGTAAATAATAAATAATGGCAATACAAGTAAGAAGTCCACATTTTGAAAGCGTATCAGTAAGCAATTTGTCTTACGGAATATTAAAAATATATATATGGACTGGAGATAAAAATACTGTACCACCAAGTTTTGAATATTCTATAAAAAAATCAGCT